GTCTAACTGAAACATATATTGATGCAGTATCTACAGTAGCATCATTGATTGTAAATATAGATTTTGGATTGTCAATCTCGGTATAGGAGTAATTAAAGATTACCAATTGACCTTCATAAATTTCTATATTTTCAAAATAGAAAGCTGTACCAGATTTTGTTACTGTGTATTCATTAAGTGTTGTGAAGGTGTAGGATGTACCATCAATCACATCAGATTGAAATGTATAGCCTTTCGGAATAGTAACAGAATCGGGTGTTGATGATCCAGTTTCAATTGTTACATTGATAATAGCAACCGGTGCTGTGTATGAAAACGGTGTATAATTCAACATCTTAGCATGAGACACAACCGAATCTCTTAGAATAGCGGTATCTAAGAACGACTCATTGGCAACCATATTCAAGTAATATGCATTGTAATGGGTGTTGTAGGCTAAAACATCAAGTAGGATGTTTAAACCAGCGCCTTCAAAATCATAGTCTTGAAATTTGGTTTGTTGCTTTAAAAATGATTTTAAATTTGTTTTGATTTGGTCAAAATCAAGTTCGGTAACTCGTAAACGGTTTGCCATTTTATCTTATCCGTTGCAGCAAAAATCTTATTGTTATTGGTTCTGTTCTGTTGATAATATCAAACTGTAAGTATACACCAAAGGCGTTTTGTTCTTCATTAGGTGTGATATCCAAGGCTAATACTTTAACTCTAGGTTCAAAGTTTTTAATAGTCTGCCTAATTTCTCTATCTAAATTTGATGCCGTGATATTATCAAGTGGTTCAAATAAAAGTCTACGAATATTGGAACCTAAATCTGGTTGAAATGGACGCTCATAATGATTTGTAACCAACAAGTTCCGAACAGAATGAATGACAGCCTGCTCGTTAGTCCAGATGTTAATATCTTTCTTAACTGGATGAATATTGAAATTCAAGTCCAGGTCGCTGTATTGCCTATTGATTATTGAGGATGCCATGTTCTATTTATGAGTTGATTCTTGACAATAATTTGTCCGTACCAATAAATTCATTGACCAAATACGATTCCGTTTCACCCATATTCACGAATTTTTTAGTAGCATTATAACTATCTACAAAGTTCTTTAGATTCGTAAAGAATATAAAATCATGATCCATTCTTGTTCCAAGCGATGTATTGGCTGTGGAAAGTCCTGTTTGGATTGTTGTAATCTGCCCGGCTGTTAAATTTGTGGTTGATACTACAGTTACATTACCATTTGGATCTGTAGTTGTTGTTGTCGTAATACTATTATTGATTGTTGCAACATAAGGAAACACAAGATTTGCATTTGCACTAATTTGTGGACCAACTAGAATACTGGTAAAATTACCAAGTATTGGTGATGTATTTGTTATTCCATCCGTTTGATTGGTAATGTACAAGGCTGTTTTACCCAAAGGTACAGCTGTATCATAGTATGGATATTCAGAGTCTTGGCCAACAAACGGAACTACACCAGATAATCTGTTTGTGTGCAATATAAAAGTATTAGCTGTATTATTTAAACTTTGTGCAAGAGCATAAATTGTCTCAAGGCCTGGAACAGTATTGGCTGTATTATATATTGTGATAATAGAATTAGCCGTAGTTTTAATTGTTGTTGCATCATTAGCAACAGGATTTTTATAGTATCCATTAACTGTGTTATTTGCAATATCTTGTGCCTGCCATGTCGTGATAAATGATGGCATAGAATTCAGATGTGCAAGTGTGTTTGCTGATAATTCTTTCACATCACTATTAGGGTCATTAAAATTATAACCCAATGTGGCGTAAACTCCAGTAGCATTATTAGTTGTAGGCATAATTTAAACTCCAATAAATCTCATCAAAGGTGGACTTGTCGGTCCTTTAGGTGAAGTATGTATGTGTGAATTATAAATGGCTGATGTAATAATATCTACCATCAACACCGCATCCATTATACCACAAGAAGCTTTTCCAATTTCTGCTAAAGCAAAAGCAGCAGTAGGTGCAGTCACATTAACGGATGCTAAAACAGTACCAGGAACAGTTGCACCAACTGGCATTCCTACTGATACACCACCACTAGTAATAAACCCCAATAAACCAGCAGAAACACCACCAGCTGCATCAACTCTACCGCTCAATCCAGTTAAATCTTGTGCAAACAAATTAAATGCTGTGAGATCACCGTCAACTCTTATATTTGAATTGAATATAAGTTCGCCACCTGAACCTCCACCATCTAGTAGAACAGAACCAGTGGGGTTAGAAGATGATAATTTAATATCTTCATCTGATGATATTTTTATATCTTTTTTAACACCTACTGTATAATTACCTTTTGTTGTTAAATTAAAATCTCCATCTACAACAAGGTTGTAATCTCCACCAACTTTCATATTACAATCACTATCAACTATAATATTACACACACCTTTAATTAACACATTTTTATTTTTGATGGTAATTTCATAACCATCACCAAAAACTTTATGCACCTCATCACCATTTGGATGCATATCAATAAAAG